AATAGACCAAAGAATAGTTTATCATCTACTGAGTTCTCATTTAGCAGATTTATAGTTCCTCATCTTATGGGTTATAATGGTTGGGCATTATTCCTAGATTGCGATATGCTGTTTAAAGCAGACATCAAAGAACTATGGGATTTAAGAAATGATGATTATGCTGTTATGGTTTGTCAGCACAACTACATACCTAAACAATCATCTAAGTTTCTTAATCAAATACAAACAGTTTATGAGAAAAAGAATTGGTCTAGTTTAATGCTAATGAATACAGCTAAATGCAAACAGCTTACAAAAGAATATGTTGATACTGCATCAGGATTAGAACTTCATCAATTCAAATGGACTGATAAGGTTGGTGGCATACCTTTAGAATGGAATTGGTTAGTTGGCGAATACCCATACAATCAAGATGCTAAGAACATACACTTCACAGATGGTGGTTGTTATTTTGAGAAGTACCAAGACTGCGATTACTCATCAGACTGGTTTAACATTTATACAAACACAGTTAAAATTCAACTATGAAAGCTTTTGTAACAGGTGCTAATAAAGATTATGTGGACATCTTAGACTGGTTCTTAGAAGCTTATCACAAGCACATTAAGATTCCATTATACATAGCTAACTTTGGAATGTTAAAAAAATACCCAAATGAAATTATGGTTGCTACTGATGACAGAACTTGGTTTTATAAACCTAAGGCAATAGAAAAAGTACCAGCAGATAAAATTATTTGGTTAGATTGCGACATAGAAATCAAAAAAGATATATCTGATTTATTTGATATGATTACAGATGACTACCTAATGTCAAAAGACCATGCTGTTAGAACTGATAGATGGCAAACAGGAATAGTCGGCATTAAAGACAAACAAGTTTTGAAGAAATGGTTTGATAGATGCGAGATGAGACAAGAACGATCAGATCAAGAAGCATTTAATAAGGTTGCACATGAGTTTAAAATAAACAGAATACCAAACGAATATCATTGGTTAAGATTAGCTAAACCAAATCACAATGTTAAAACTATACATTGGACAGGAGAAGATGGAAAACAAATCATTAGAAAAAAGATTCTTATGTCAAAACAGAAATAAGAACATAGTCTCAGTCCCAATTAAATATATCAAATACTCTAATCAGTTTGATAAGCATAATTGGCTAAGTTTAAAAGTTAGATCAGAACAAGATAACTTATATCTTAAAGATAATCTTGCTAGAAAAAGATTAAATACTTTACCTGATATTAACAATTTATTTAATCCAATAATATTATATGCTTGTGATTATCTGATCTGCATATTCGGCAATAAAAGATTAAAGACAGCTATTGATAAAGGTTACACACATATAGACTGTTTAATCTTTAATGGTTTTCTACAAGCAGTAATTGTAGGAACTAGCATTTGGAATACATTTAAAGAACATAAACTATCTAAAGTTGATTCTTTTTTAACAAGTGATAATGACACAATAACAAATATTGATAAATATATGGTGGAAGAAAAACAAATCATTGATGACTACGCAACACACCAACAGATACTCACAAGAGAAGCACTTAAATCAAACTTAGATATAATGGAGACTGGTTGTGGATATTACTCTACACCAATATTAGTTGAGATAGCCAAATCAAAAGGAATTAAACTTATAGGATTTGTTCAGGAGATTAATTGGGCTAGAAGATTTGATTATTTAATTGGCGACCACTATCAACAAATACATATAGATTTTGAAAAAGAGATACCATTAACTCAAAGATTTGGAATGTGTTTTTTAGATCACGAACAATTAGTCAAATATAGAATCAAACATCTTAACCATATATTAAAACACACAGATACAGTAGTGGTACATGATGCTGATAAAATAGAACACTTTGCCTTCCTGCATAAACCATATACGATTGAAATGTTTAAACACTTAACTCCTAACACAGCAGTAATTAAAAATGTTTGATGCAATATCATACTTCAAAGGCAAGAACGTATTGCTTGTAGGCAACGGAGAAAAGCTAGGAGATATTGATTATAGTAAATACAACTCAATAGTTAGAATGAATCTTGGAGTACAAGATGAACCTTGTGATGTTTGGATTAACAACCTTGTTACTGAAGGACATAAGATGCTTAAAGTGATTCCACGAATACAAAGAATAGTAAGATTAAACTTTAACAATGATGGCACTAGAGTTAATCGTATGCCAGAAGAACTTAAAAAGAATACTTGGTTTTGGAATACACAAGAGTATAACTTGATGACTAAACTATATAACTACCTAAACCCAACTACTGGTTTTGTTTCAATCTATTGGTTGCTTAATTGCTGTCAATGCAAACTAACTATTACTGGATTTGATTTCTTTAAAACTAAGAACAGATATACAATGGAAGAAGTAAATCATATTGGAACTTCAAAAGGTTATAACCATGATGTTAAATTTGAAGAAGAAGTTATTACTAAACTAATTCAAAGAGAAACTATTAATGGCATTTAGCAAACCACAATTAGATGTTTATACTTGTCCAAATAGATTTAGAGTTCTTATAACCGGAAGAAGATTCGGCAAGACTCATTTAGCCATGTATGAACTATTAAGATTTGCAAGTCGCAAACCTAACTCAAAGATATTCTATGTAGCACCTACTTACAGAATGAGTAAGGAAATTATGTGGAAGCAATTAAAGAAATTAGTAACAGAAAAGAAATGGATTAAATATGCACACGAAACAGAACTATCTTTAGTGCTTAGGAATGGTTCACAGATAAGTTTAAAGGGTGCAGACAAATCACCTGATAATTTAAGAGGAGTAGGATTAGATTTTCTATTACTTGATGAGTATGCAGATATACCAGTTGAAGCTTGGACAGAAGTATTGCGACCAACAATCTCAGATAAGCACGTTACTGGTAACGTATTATTTATAGGAACACCTAGAGGTTATGGTAACTGGTCTTATGACATATACCAAAAAGGATTAGGTTCTGACCCTGAGTGGAAATCATTTAAGTTTACTACATTAGATGGTGGTCAAGTTGATGCAGAAGAAATTAGACAAGCCATGAATGATTTAGATGAACGAACATTTAGACAAGAATATTTAGCTTCATTTGAAACATACTCAGGAGTTGTTTATTATAACTTTGACAGACAAGATAATGTTAAGGAATCTAAATACGACAAAGATGCAGTTATACATATTGGATTAGACTTTAACATTGACCCAATGTCAGCTTGTTTATTCCATGTAAAGAATAACATTGTAGAAATATTTGATGAGATAGTTATTTACAGTTCTAATACAGATGAATTTATTAATGAATTACTTATTAGATACCCAAAACAAAAGATGATTGTTTACCCTGACCCAGCTTCAAGACAAAGACGAACTTCTGCTGGTGGAAGAACTGATTTAACTATATTGCAAAATGCTGGATTAAATGTTAAGTGTAAACCCACTCATGCTTTAGTTAGAGATAGAATTAACTCTGTGAATAGTAAATTAAAGTCATTTGATGGAAAAAGAAGTATTTTTATTAATCCTTCTTGTAAAACACTTATAAATTCGTTACAGAAACAAGTTTATAAGGAAAACACAACGCAACCAGAAAAAGGTAACGGATACGATCACATGACTGACGCACTAGGATACGCAATAGAATACTTATTTCCGATCACATCTAACCTACCTAAATCAAAACCAAAAAGATTTTCATAATGGGCTACACAAGAGCAGACTTAGAATTACAACATCAACACTACAAGGGCTTAGTATTAACTTGGGAATATTTTATAAGAAGTTATTTAGGTGGTAAAGAATATGCACAAGGTAAGTTTCTACAAGCATACCAATTAGAATTTGAAAACGAATATTATAAACGAATACAGAACACACCTCTTGATAATCATTGTCGTAACATTATAGATATTTATTCTTCATTCCTTTTTAGAGTTCCACCAGTAAGAGAGTTAGGTTCTTTAGAAGATGACCAATCGGTTGAAGAATTTATTGCTGATGCTGACTTAGAAGGCAGATCATTTAATGCACTCCTAAGAGAATCACAAAGGTTTGCTTCTGTTTATGGTCATGTATGGTTAATCGTTGATAAGCCAAGCACAAACGTAATGACAAGAGCAGAAGAATTAGATCAAGGTATTAGACCATACTTAAATTTATACACACCAGAAAATATTTTAGATTGGCACTATTCAAGAAATGATGCCGGTTATTATTACTTAGACTATTTAAAAGTTAGAGAAGAACAAACTGCTGAAGGTGAATACTATAAACTTTGGTACATAGATAAAATAGATTGTGTATTTTTATCATCACAAAATAGAGATGAACCAAAACTTATTTCTTCAGTTCCTAATCCAATACAAAAAATACCAGCAGTTATTTTATACAATCAAAGAAGCCCAATGCGAGGTATTGGAGTATCTGATTTAACTGATGTCGTTGATTTACAAAAAGGCATCTACAATGAACTATCTGAGATTGAACAAATTATAAGATTATCAAATCACCCATCACTTGTTAAAACTAAAGACACAGACGCAGGTGCAGGTGCAGGTTCTATAATTGAAATACCTGATAACTTAGATTCAAATTTAAAACCTTACATACTGCAACCTAACGGAAGTAATTTAGACGGAGTATTAAAATCAATTAATCACAAAGTAGAAGCAATCAATCGTTTGACTCATGTTGGTTCAATTAGAGCAACAGCAGAACGAGTACAATCTGGTATTGCTTTAAGAACTGAATTTGAATTACTAAATGCTAGACTATCTGAGAAGTCTAAACTTATGGAACTAGCAGAAGAACAAATTTGGAGACTGTTTGCTCTATGGCAAGAAACTATATTTGATGGAGAAATAGAATATCCAAGTACATTTGATATTAGAGATTGGGCAACTGACTTAGAATTATTACAACAAGCAAAAGCTTCTAATATTAAATCAGCTACATTTGCTAAAGAGATTGATAAACAAATTGCTAAAACAGTTATTGATGACGATACTATATTAGAACAAATCAATTCTGAGATTGATGGTGGCACAGAAGCATTAGGAGAGTTTACACAACAACCAATAACTTTACCTACAATTTAATGTGGCACAAGATTTATTACAGCAACTTCAAAGCA